CCCTCCCGTAAGCTCATACGGACCGTGCACTACCCCGAGTGGTTTATGCGCGGTTATTACTTTGAGGTGGAGGATTTCGTTGTGTTAAAAGTGGGGGCCCTTAAAACCGTTGCTGCTGCCGTCAAGCCGTTCTGTCAAAAGATGTTTGGTGAGGATATGAAATCCCATTCTGAGTACTTCAGGTTTAATGTGCTCAAAACCGAGAAAGGATTTCGTGTCACTGTCACTGGCCCTGGAAAGACTGATATCTACTGGGACCAGGACACTGATTTCTCTGAGGCGCTTCTTGCACAATTGCATGCCTTGTGTATGGTCTTTCGACACATGGCGTGTGTGCGCTTGAAGACGAAGTCCCACCAAGTAGTGCCGCGTGATGAACCTTTCCGCGACAACGGCCTGTTCCGTATTGTTTGTGCTGCCGCCATTCCCCGTGGTTACCCGGAATTTAACAATATGGATGTCTCCATCACCCCCCTTCCTGCTTGTGGCGATTGGTTCCCCAAGTTTGATAGCCAAGCTGGGTGGTTTTTGGAGGCAGTGCAGTATGCCAATACCATCTCCGGTGGAGAAGTCGCCCGTGGTGCTTCAGCCATGTGGTTGACAGGAGCTGGTGTTGCCGGTTATTACAAGGCTATGAGCAGTATTAGCCGCCCCATGAAGGATTACGAACGCGAAGCCCCTGCCCCTGAAACTCTCGCCAGGGCTGTCTTGGTCACCTGCAAAGCCATTGGAATTTCCGTCCATTCTCTTCGTCCACTTAACCTTGATCTCGAAGGATTCCTTTCAGTTAAGATTGAGAACATGAAAGCCGCAGGTCATTTGAATGTTATCCCCGATGTCTTGTTTGAACACGATGGTGTCAAGTTTGTGAAGTCTTCCAACGGTACTAAAGGAGAGCAGATTGCTAGTGCCGCTTTTCTTCTTGCTTCTGCTATCGGAAAAATCAAGGAGCACCTGACCATCCATCCGGGATCTTGCCCCATCCATCTACTTCCTGTTCCAATCGCAAAAACCAACGTGAAGGTTGAAGGAAAGTTGGGGAGTGACCTCAGTGAGTTTGATGTGGGGGAGTTTGACAAGGATAAGGTTCGCATTTTCTTTGTTGTCCCCCTCGTTCAGTATCTCGTCGCATCCATCCTGTTTGAACCCCTTCACTTTGTTTGTGCCAATAACGGGCCCAATTTTGTTGGTTTCCCCTGGGCTTATGGTGGAAACCAGGATTTTGCAGAGTGGACCCGTTCATTTTCTGGAATCAAAGGCACGTATGGATCTGGAGATGTGAAGAACAAGGATCAGGCTTTTCCATGGCACGATTTAGTGCTCATAAGCTCGTTCATCTTCTCTATTATTGGCAAGGAACACCCGCAGTATGATCTCATCAACACCCTGCTCACGTGGAATGCTAGGTATACTGCCGGTCATGTCGTTCGCTGGATTCACCACTTGTTCCGTCTTGTTCTTGGCACACTCTTCTCCGGAGATAAGAATACCAGCAAGTTCAACACTATCCATATGATTGTGATGTGGTACACATATGTGATTGAGACAGCGAAGGATCCCAGGAAAGCTGTATCCGATGTTAACCTCCGTTTCTGGGCACAAGGGGATGATTACGGAAATTTTATTCCAGATTATTACCCGGAGCTATCAAATAACGGCTTCATTGCGTTCATCAAGAAGCGTTTTGCCCAGACTGT